GATTAGTCCTACAACTTCGGTTCTAGATTCCTCATTCAATCCTTTTCTTTTAGTTAGATGACGAATTTTCCCTTCATAGGGATAAAATTGGAGACAAGCGGTTTCAGATTCCCCACAGTAATTACACACTTTATCAGAAAGATATTCATTAACCCATATCTTTCTGGCTCTGTAATTCCTTTGGGATACCCTTTTTATGGTTTCTTTGTATTTCTGATAGTGCTCTGACATAAAATTATTTATGTGCCGCAAAACCTATAAAAAACTAAATGAAAAGAAGGTTTTTTATAAATATTCGTGTAAGTTTGGAAAACTTAAATAATGAATCCATAAAGGAGAAACAGAAATGGCATTTCAAGTATCCCCTGGCGTCCAAGTCAATGAGGTTGACCTTACCAATGTTGTTCCTGCTGTTGCTACATCAATCGGTGCGATTGCTGGCCACTTTACTACTGGCCCAGTATCGGAAATTATCGGGATTGGTTCTGAGCAAGAGCTGGTAGAAATTTTTGGTAAACCAACATCTGACAACTATGAGACATGGTTTACGGCCGCCAACTTCTTGCAATACAGTAACGGGCTTCGTGTTGTTCGTGCCGACATGGCAGGTTCTAAGAACGCAACAGCTGACGGTACTGGTTTGCAAATCAATAACGATGAAGTATATGAAGCAAATTATGCTGGTGGACAGGGTTCTGTAGGTGAATGGGCTGCAAAGTTCCCAGGCGCTTATGGTAACGCTCTAGCAGTATCAGTTTGCTCAAACGCAACTGCATATGAAGAAACAACTACTTCTTTGGTAGATGACGCTGCTGCAGCTGCAGGAGATACAACTATCACAGTAGACGATGGAACAGAGTTCAATGTCGGTGATATTGTATACTTCCAAGAAGCAGATGGTTCGCAGTATGAAGTTACTGCAATCGCAGTTAACGACCTAACAATTAGACAACTAGACAATCCAAACGGTGGTGGTTTGAAATCTGCAATTGCAGATGATACTGCAATTCGTAGACGTTGGAGATTCTATGACTTGTTTGATGGTGCGCCTGGCACATCTACATGGGCTGCCGATAAAAACATTAGTGCAGACGAAATGCACGTTGTAGTCTATGACGCAACTGGTGGTATCACTGGTTATGACAACGATCTTGCTGGACAAAGAGGAACATCCGTAATCGAAACATATGGTTTCGTTTCACAGGCTGCTTCTGCAAGAACTCCACAAGGTGGTTCAAACTTCTACGCAAACGTAGTTAACACTGGTTCTAGATATGTTCGCTGGATGGATCACGATGCATCCTTGACAAACGCTGGAACAGATGTTGCATCTGGTAGTTCATATGCATCTACTGCTGGTAAAGCTGGTGTTCTTACTGACACACTTACTGGTGGTACAGATGGTACTGCAAGTCCTCTTGCTCCAACCGTTGGTGAATTGGATATTGCTTATGAAGTTATGGCTGACCCAGACACCATCGACATTAACCTTGTAATGGCAGGCTCATCCCCAGCAAGTACAGATGGTATCACACACGCAACCAACATTATCGACCTCTGTGAACGCCGTAAGGACTGCGTAGGTTTCATTTCGCCTCGTAGAGCAGACGTTGTTGGTGTAACAACTGGTATTGCACAAACAAACAATGTTAAAGGTTTCTTTGACAACCTTGCAAGTTCGTCTTATGCTGTATTCGATAGTGGATACAAGTATATGTACGACAAGTACAACGATGTGTATCGCTATGTTCCATTGAACGGTGATATCGCTGGACTTGCTGCGAATACAGACAATGTTGCAGATCCTTGGTTCTCGCCAGCTGGATACAACAGAGGACAAATTCGTGGTGCAGTTAAACTTGCATACAACCCAACAAAAGCACAAAGGGATATCATTTATCCTGCTCGCATTAACCCTGTCTGCACATTCCCAGGCCAAGGTACAGTTCTGTTTGGTGACAAAACTGCACTGTCACGCCCAAGTGCATTCGACAGAATCAATGTTCGCAGATTGTTCCTTGTACTTGAGAAGGCAATTGCTACTGCTGCTAAGTTCCAACTCTTTGAATTCAACGATGAATTCACAAGAGCTCAGTTTGTGAACTTGGTAGAACCGTTCTTGAGAGATGTTCAAGGACGTAGAGGTATCACAGACTTCTCAGTTGTTGCAGATGAAACAAACAACACAGGTGAAGTAATTGACAGAAATGAGTTTGTTGGAGATATCTACATCAAACCTGCTCGTTCAATCAACTTCATTACACTTAACTTCATTGCTGTTAGAACTGGTGTTTCTTTCAGTGAGATTGGCGGATAAGGAGATAAAAAATGGCTAGTATTGACGATTTCAAATCAAACCTTATCGGCGGTGGTGCAAGAGCAAACCAATACCGTGTGATTATGACCACTCCCCCAGCAATCGCAACATTGTTGGACATCAATCGTGCGTCATTCCTCTGTAAGGCTGCTTCACTGCCTGGACAAGCAATCTCAGAAATTGAGGTTCAGTTCAGAGGTAGACAACTCTACCTTGCCGGTGATAGAACTTTTGAAACATGGTCTACAACAATCATTAACGATACGGACTTCATGGTTCGTAACGCAATGGAGCGTTGGATGAATGGTATCAACAATCTAGATGAGAATACTGGATTAACTAATGTGTCGGACTACACTGCTCAATTGGTAGTTGAACAACTAGATAGAGATGATAACATTCTTAAATCATATGTTCTAAAGAACTGTTGGCCTACTTCGGTTGGTGCAATTGAACTTTCATATGATACCGTAAGTGATATTGAAACCTTTGAGGTGACTTGGAGATATACTTCATTTACACCTAGTGCAGTATAATTAAGTTTTACAAACCTACTAAATAGTAGGGTAAAACTTAGGAGACTTATAGTATGGCTGAACTTTTTGGTTTCAGAATTACAAGAGCGAATCAGAGTGGGGGTGGAGAAGGACTCTCTGCCCCTTCTACTGATGATGGCACACTTGATGTAGTAACAGGTGGGGCTCATTATGCTTCTGTTCTGGATATGGACGGAACTGCTCGTAATGAAGTGGACTTGATTCGTAGATATCGTGATATCGCACAACAACCAGAGTGTGATAGTGCAATTGAAGATATCGTAAACGAAGCAATTGTCTCTGATGACAGAGATCAAGCAGTATCTATTTCACTCG